GGTCTACCATGGCGTAACGTTGCCAAGACGATATGGGAGAAAACCGAGGACGGATATGCATTCAAGCAATCACATAGTGTTGCCTACGCACAATTAGTCGCAGTTCATATGAACTTGTTAACCCAAGCGGCGAACTAGCTGTACCACACGACGCTTCGTGCGTTTATTAGCTAGATTAGCAAGACAAACAACATGACCCTGTTGCTCTTTAATGTCCTTAACATTGAGAGTAACTAAACTGTACCTAAATTCACTCCAAGTATGCTTTAAAAAAATATTGATGGGAATGGATCTATTGCTTTCCCACCACCAAACATCTGCTTGTTCTAAAAATCTACGTTTATGTTCCTCTGTCTTTAACTTGTTAAAGGCATATATGCTAATGATGTCGCCATCAAAATTCTGTATTACGCCCACATAGTCGCTATGGGTGTACTTTATGAAACTTAAAAATGGGTAATTTTCCAACAGTTCTTCTAAACTTAATGACATAAATATTCTAAGACGGGGTTCAAAGTGCAAATCATCTCAGGATATTTATATAACCAAAACATGGACGCGGTAATATTTCTTGACTCAGTCATCAATAGGGAGAACACCTTAGTGTATGCTAAACCTCTACAGATCTATAAAGGGATAGATAACAAGATCAAACTATTGATCAAGAATCAAGATCAGAAATTGCAGAACCTAACAGATGGTTATATCATTTTTAATCTAATGGACAGCGATACACGTGAGCTAATTCTTTCAAGACGAGCAATGATTACAACAGACAAGCGCGGTACAGCTTATGTTAATCTTGCCAATATGGATCTAATGGACCTAACAGCAGGCATTTACAATTATAGTCTACAGTATACTACTGGTGAGAATGAACAGCGTGTAATTTATAGTGATGACCAATTCAATGCTCAGGGGCAAGCTCGTATAGTTGATGGTGTATATCCAAATTTTGTACCCAGTTTGGAACCACGCCTTGGTCCATTTAACAATAATAATCCAAATACAGGTGGATTTTACGCTGACCCATCAACTGTAATTTCAGATGTTATGGAAGTTAAAGCACGATCAATTGCTCAAACTGTACAATATAATGTAACAGATTTTTTTGGAAGTGTTGTAATTGAAGGTAGTTTAAGTCCCACACTTACGGCGTATCCAGATGATTGGTTCTATATCACTGAAATAGATTTTATCTATAACAGTGGTTGTTATTCTCAGAATTTTGAAGGTAAGTTCAGTTTGATACGTTTTAAGATACACACTGAGAGTGGCACACTCGATAAAATTCTTTACCGTCCATAATAATCATGCTATAATAAAGTATGTTTGATATCCAACATGAAATTGTTTCGGCGTGGACTCTTAGGCGCAAAGCCAAGAGCAATGCATCTGGTTGGATTAGTGCTAATGCAGTTTGTTGTCATCACAATGGACAGACAGCTGACACGAGAGGCCGCGGCGGGCTATTCCCCAGCAGAGCTGGCGCCGCCAGTTATCATTGTTTTAACTGTGGGTTTACTGCAAATTGGCAACCTGGTAGGCGTATTAATCTCAAGATGCGAAAGCTATTGGGATGGATGGGTGTCAGTGAAGATGATATTCGTCGTATCAGTCTATTTGCCCTGGGACAAATTGATACCAGTCAAGAAATTAAAAAGGAAGCAATTAAAGAACTTCCAAAATTTGAATGTAAAGAGGTGTGTCCTGGCCAAGAGCTACTTGATTGGTTTGTTAATGCGGATGCAACTGCCAAAGACCTAGCGCAAGCAGAGGCAATGGTAAGCTACTTGGATAGTCGTGGACTTGGTGATAAACTAGAGTATTTTAGATGGCATAATGACACAACTACTCATATGTACAATCGTGTACTAATACCATTTACATGGTTGGGTCAACCAATGGGATATAGTGGGCGTAGCATTGTGCAGACCAAACGCAAATATTATACTGAGCACCCACCACATTTTGTTTACAACTATGACAAGCAGCAGCAGGATGCCAAGTTTTGTTTGGTAGTTGAAGGCGCATTTGATGCCATTGCTGTTGATGGGTTGGCTATTCTAACTAATGAGTGCAATGAATCACAGGCTATGATCGTCGACAGTCTTAATAGAGAAGTCATTGTTATACCCGACAGAGATAAAGCAGGTATGACATTGGTTAATGATGCTATGGAATATGGATGGAATGTGGCATTTCCAGACTGGGAAAAGGATATCAAGGACTGCTCTGATGCCGTACAAAGATATGGGCAGTTGTTTACAATGAAAACAATATTGAACAGTGTAGAAAACAGTAACTTAAAGATTCAATTAATGAGTCGAAGGTGGTTTAATGGAAATTAATTCAATCGATCCTGCTCCATCGTCAATTACTCGCCCAACCTTTCTAGTAGATTGGATGGTTACAAAATATTGTAACTTGAACTGTAGTTACTGCGGGCCATATGATCACGACAACCATAGCCCTCATCCAGAATTTGAGAAAACCAAGAAAACTATTGACTTCATCTACGAGTATGTTGACCTATATATGACATATAAACGCGGCTGGCAAAAAGGGTTAGTGCTTAATGTATACGGTGGTGAAAGTTTAATTCATCCTGACATCGTTAATATATTGCGGGAAATAAAACACCGTCATAAGGTGTATGAAGACAAGTGGCCTTTAACCGTACAGATTACTACTAATGCTGTAATTGGGTCAAACACATTGGATAAAGTATTAGCGTATGTAGATGACTGGACTGTTAGCTTTCACAGTGAGTCATTACCTAAGCAACGAGAACTTGCGTTAAAGAACGTAAAAACTATTCATGACAGTGGCAAAGCTGTCAGATGCATCATTATGATGAACCCAATGGCTTGGGATATATGTATGGCGGCAGTTGAATACTGTAAACTACACGGTATACGGTATACTGCTAAGGCATTGGATACAGATGGCCCTTACAGTACGAACCCCAATAAGGATCTGTACTCGTATAATGATGAACAAATGAGTTTCATTAAAAATCAATGGGTTGACAGCAAGAGTACTACAACTGCCGGCAAGCAACTATTAGTTGATAAGGTTGAAGCAACTGGACAAACAATTGCTAGGGATCAAGGTCGAGCCTGCTGTGGTGGAAGAAGCATGTGTGTTAACCAGGACTTTAAAAATAGAGTCAGTGCAGTCCCACTTTCCACCTTTACTGATTGGTATTGCAGCGTAAATTGGTATTTCCTACATATAAATCAACAAACTGGTGAGATTTACAATAATAAGGATTGTAGAACCAGCTTGTTTAATAAGGTAGAGCCGGTTGGTAATCTAAATGATACAGCATCAATAGTTGTCCAGCATAGGGAATGGTTGGAGCAGGGTACTATGCCCGTAATCAAATGCATTAAGCCTACATGCAATTGTGGAATTTGCGCACCCAAGGCACGAGACATAACTACATTTAAATCAGTCATGCGGAACCATTGGACAGAAGATCGCTGTATAGATGGTTCTATTCTTGATTTCCCCAAACAATGAGTGTATATTAAATAGATGTCAACATCGTATGATACGGGTATTCAAAAGCTATTTCTTGAAATGATGATGCAGGATCCACAGAGTTTTGTGCGTGTGCAGAACATCTACAATGTTGAAAACTTTGATCGTAGTTTAAAGACTGCCGCTGAGTTCATTAAGACACATTGTGCCAATCACAATACTATGCCAACATTTGAACAAATCAATGCCGTGTGTAAGACTGATTTACAGCCAGCACCTGGATTGAACGAGGATCATTATAATTGGTTCCTTGATGAGTTTGAGGGCTTTACAAAACAAAAGGAACTTGAGAGAGCTATCCTAAAAGCAGCTGACTTGCTGGAAAAGGGCGACTATTCTCCTGTTGAAAAGTTGATTAAAGATGCAGTACAGATCAGTCTAACTAAAGACATGGGCACTGACTATTTTGCAGATCCAAGGGCAAGACTCATGCGTATTAAAGACAACAATGGACAAGTATCAACTGGTTGGCTAACCTTAGATAAGCTGCTGTATGGTGGATTCAATAGAGGCGAGCTAAACATCTTTGCAGGCGGCTCCGGCAGTGGTAAGTCATTGTTTATGCAGAACATCGCAGTTAATTGGATGCTGTTGGGACTTAATGGAGTTTACATTACACTGGAACTCAGTGAAGAGTTAACCAGTATGCGTATTGACAGTATGCTTGCCAATATTAGCAGCAAAGATATCTTTAAGGAGATTGATGCTGTTGATATGAAGATTCGTATGGTTGGTAAAAGGGCAGGCAACTTGCAAATCAAGTATATGCCAGCTCAGAGTACAGTAAACGACATCCGTGCTTATCTTAAAGAACTACAGATCAAGACAGGGCAAAAGCTGGACTTTGTAATGTTGGATTACATGGATCTATTGATGCCAGTTAGTGCAAAGGTAAGTCCCAGTGATTTGTTCGTCAAGGACAAGTATGTGGCAGAAGAAGTGCGTAACTTGGCTAAAGAGCTACAGATGTTGCTGGTAACAGCAAGTCAGTTAAATCGAAGTGCAGTTGAAGAGATTGAATTTGATCACAGTCACATTAGTGGTGGTATCAGTAAGATCAATACTGCGGATAACTTGTTTGGTATCTTTACCAGCAGAGCAATGCGTGAGCATGGCAGGTATCAATTGCAGTGTATGAAGACTAGAAGTTCAAGTGGTGTTGGTCAAAAGATTGAACTTGAGTTTGATATCGATACATTGCGTATTCGTGATGCTCCTGAATCAGATAATGGTATTAATAAGAAGCCCAGCAATATTATGAGTCAAATTAAGCAAAAGACAACAGTGACACCCGCCA